TGGCCGCTGGAGCCAGAGCCGTTGAGGATGCCCAGATCCATGGCGACGTTGATGCCGTCGATCAGGTCGGTGCGCACCAGTTGCTCAATGCCAGGGGTGGCCTGCAGCAGGGTCTGGCGGCTGTATTTGGACAGCGCAGCCAGGTTCTTTGGCGAAAGGGTCACCTGGTCAAAGGTGGACTCCGACTGGGTGATGGCGGTGGTCTGGCTGCTCAGGTAGTAGGTCGAAGCCACACCAGAGCGACGGGGAATCGCCACATTGCCCTGCAGGCCGGGCATGGTGCGAACACCAGCGGCGAGCATCACCGAACGATTGCGCAGGAACTCAATGAAGTCCTGATCCAGCAGATCGGTGGCCACCAGGTTGCCGCCGGTGCTGGCGCCGCTGGTGACGTAGGTGGCCCGGGTCAGAGCAGAGAAGGGGATGAAGAAAGCCCGCTCAGCCGAGGGGCTGCGGCCCATCGACTTGGCGACTTCGGCGCTCATCTCGCGGACCATGCCGGCTTCGTAGGAGCTCCAGTCGCCAGACAGCGCGGCACGGATGCCGGCGGTGATGCTGAAGCGGCTGGCATCGCGCTGGTCCATCTCAACCGGCTTGACGGTTTCGACAGGCTTGGCGCTGATTTTGTCGAGCACCGCGGCGCGGGCCTCGTCAATGCTGCGGCCGTTTTCGATCAGGGTGGTGCCCAGATCCTTAAGGCCGTGGCGCTCGGTCAGGGCATTGATGCTGGCGATGCGGGTGCGCTCGGCGTTGGCGGCTTGAGCAGCCGCTTCCGCCCGCACCGCCTCGAGGTTGAGGTTGGTGTCTTCCATGGAAGTAGGGGAAGGGGTAGGGGTCGGGGTTGCGGCTGGGGCCGCGTCATCGGCGTCGAGCTTTCGCCCGATGCCGATGGTTGGATCGGCAGGAATGCCGACCACGGACACTTCGTAGGGTTGCCACGAAGTGGCGACAAAGTTGTCGCCGCGCTGGTCCATCTGGTTGATGGAGTAGCCGACCGAAATATTGCGCATCACCTTGTCGTGAATGTCGGTCATCACCTCCTGCGCGAACGCATTGCGGCTGAACTTGACCGACACCATGCCGCGCATCTTCTCGTTGTCGATCCAGGCACGCTGGACGACGCCAATCACGCGCGAAGGGTCATGGTTGAACAGGACCGGGGCGCCATCGTTCAAGCGGCCCAGGTCGACGGCGCCGTGCTCATGGCTCAGCACCTCGTTGCCGAAGTAGCGCTGCACCGGATGCTCGCTGGAGAAGCTGAACTCCATCAAGCGGTTTTCGACGTTAATAGCAGCGTCTTCCAGGCTCGCAGCGCGGCGGTGGGTCTGACCCTCCAGGTCACGCATCAAGTCCATCGGTCTCTCCGTCTTGGCTCAGGCTAACAACTCTGAGCACTAAGCAACAGCAAGCAAGCCAAGCGCCAGAGGGAGCTGGCCAGAGGCCGCTCCGGGGCAGTGCCGCTGGATTTTTTGCCAGCGGGCCTTGCTAAAGAACGGTTGGCGGTGATACCAGTCTTCAACCAGCTGCGCACGCTTGCTGGAATTGCAGCTGCGGCAAGCAGGAGCAAGATTTGATGACTCGTCCAGCCCACCCTTGGACAAGGCCAGAACGTGATCGATCGTAATGCGCTCAGCGGATCCGCAATAGGCGCATCGGCCCCCGAATAGATCAAGACGACAATGGACTTGGGCCAAATCCGCCGGGACCAACGAGCGAATGCGCCCGCTTTTTTTTGCCGCGTACCGCCGCCGAGCAATCTCGCGCGATGCGTCGGGATGCGTTCTATGCCAGAGGTAACACTTGCGGTGAGACCTTGCCGGGTCAGCGGCGTAATGCTTGCGGCACCTGCGGCGCGCGTTTTCGCGAGACCTTTCTAGGTTTGCCTGGCGCCACCTCTTGTTGTTTCTCCGGTTGCGCTCCCTGACCCATTCCCGGTTGGCGTCGCGCCAGCGTCTGTCGTATTCAAGCCGCTCTTGCTGATGATCTGCGTTATAGCGGCGGGATCGCTCGCGCTCTGGTTCGGGGTTTGCCCAGTAAGCAAGCCGCGCGCGCTCGCGGATGGCCTCTCGATGAGATTCGTAGTGTCGTCGCCGGCGTTCCGCCGCTTTTTTCTTTGCCGCAGGATCCAGCCTGCAGCGGACGGCGTGCTTGCTGAATCCGATCGCGTCGCCGATCGATTGATAGCTCAGCCCCTGGCTCCGCAATTCCTCGGCACGGCACTGGTCCTCACTTGTCCAAGAGCGGCGCACACGGGCTGGCGCGCCTTGCAATAATTGTTCCATCGGTCTGCCCCTACAGGTCGATCACGGGCCTGGCGTCTCACCGCGCAGGCTCCCCGTCTTGGCTCAGGCTAGGAACTCCGGTTGAATCGCTCGTAGTAACCGAGCCGGTTGGGTCGACAGAGCCGCCTTGCATGTCGTCGGCGGGGTTGGAGTCGAACTGAAGCTCCAGCTCCTGGGCCCGGTCCACCTCGGCCTTGCGTGCGATCAGCAGCTCTTCCAGGTCGCCGCCTTGCTCGGCCACTACCTGGGACTGAGTCTTGGTGCCCGATCGAATCGCCAGGTTGTCGGCTTGGGCATCTTTCAGCGGGTCGATGTAGCTCCAGCCCCTGGCCATCCACCGGCAAGCGCTGAACCGATCCGGCGCCAGTTCGTAGCCCGGCAGGTTCAGCGCACCGCTCAGCACCGCGGCCTCCAGCCAGCGCTCAAACACCGGCGTCAGCAGCTCATCGATCAGGTACTGCTGCAGCACCTTCCAGCAATCGCGGTCTTCGATCTGCGCCAGGCGGGAGCTTGAGTAATTGGACATTGAGTAATCGCCCGACAGCGCCGCATAATTCACGCCGATGCCACTGGCAAACGCTCGCAGCATCCCGCGCACGAACGGCTCCAGCTGCCCATCCGGTGCGTTGATCTGCGGCACCTCCACCGACTGGCCGGGGAACAGCGTTTTGAACATGCCCGGCTCAAAAGTGGTGACGTGCTCGCCGTCGATCACCTCTTCGCCGTAGGTGTCGCCAGCGCCCTCCGGACTGGTGATGAACCCCATCAGTGCCGACGCTGCCCGGGCCCGCACCAGCGCCGCTTGCTCGTAGCCGGCCAGGTGGTGGAGCCGTTGAATACCAGCGGCAAACCACGAAACGCCTCGGGTCTGCTGCGGACGCTCTGGCACGAACAGGTGCAGCACCTCGGCAGCTGGTACCAGCAAATGCCGGGAGTTGGGGTTGCTGCCGCCCAGGGCCGTGTCGCCGGGGTGCTTCGTCAGGAACGCGTAGGTGACCGGGCGCCCAAAGCGGTCCACCTCCACACCCATGCGCCAATCGTTGCCCGGCACCGTGCTGCCGCCGTTGTAGTTCTCGTCAAGCTGGTCACTCTCAAACACCTGCAGCGCCAGCGGTACCCGGCCGCCACCAAAGGCTTGCGGCACCAGGCGGATCAGGATCTCGCCCGATTCGACCATGGCACCCATCGCCATCCGCTCGATCTGGTGCAGGCTCAGGCGGCCGGCAACGTCACAGGTGGCCTTGCGGGTCCACTTCTCCCAGGCCGCTTCGATCTGATCATTCACTACCTGATCCAGCCGGCCGCCGCCGCGCTGCATTCGCACCTGCATCTGCAGCCGGATGCCGGTGCCGACCACGTTGTTGGTGACCAGCGACTTCGCGCGTTTCGCATAGTCGTTGTCCCGCACCAGCTGGCGGGCCCGGTTGCGCAGCCTGCTGATGGATCCCTTGATCTCGCTGTCGGCGCTGCTGCCGCCGCTCACCCAGTCGGACGTGAGCCGCGACACCGTGGCCCCGGCATAGGCGCGGCGTTTGGGAGGTTCGACTGCTGCGGGCTTGCGCAGGCCCAGCCGTTCACGGATTGAGAAGCCAAGACCGAATGCCATCAGCCGAACCTTACGAACAGATTGCGCGGATCGCCCAGGCCGTTGGCCATCCGCTCCGCCGCTTCTTCCTTGGCCACGTCGGCCTTGAGGCGGTTCTCAAGCTCGATCAGCTCGGCCAGGCTGAACCGCTCCAGCTGGCGACTGCCAATCGTGTAGCGCTTCACCGCGCCGCCGCTGATCAAGCTGCGAATGGCGGCCTGCACCGCGTCGAGGTCTTGCCGCGCCTGGCTGCGGCCATCGAAGGCGGCAGGGGTTCCGCTGTAATTCAGGGCCGCCAGGATCGTGAGCGATCCGGTGCCGGTGGTGATCGCGTTGGCGCCATTGGTGGCCCGGGCCTGCCAATACCAACTGCCGGCCGCCAGGGTGGCGGAGTTGGTGGCGCTGATCGTCGTCTGCCAACCGCTGCCGTAGCTGGTGCTGGCTACGGTCAGGCCGCCGGTGGCACCAGCAGTAGCCGAACGCAGGAAGTACGACAGCGACCAGGCCGCGCTGGTGACGGCATTGCCCAGGCTGTCGGTGGTGGCGTCGTCGCGCCAGGCCACCGTGTCACCGGCGCGAATCGTCGCAGGGATCGTCATGGCATCAGGCTAGGAAGCCTGATCTCACCAGTTCGTCAGGAATGACGGCTGCGCCGGTGTGGCCTTGGCCTGGCGCTGGGGGGTGGCGGCTGG